GGTAGAGGGTGGCCTCACAGACCGTGGTGTCAAACTGGGGCGGCTTTGCCTTGAGCTCCGCCAGCAGGGCGGCGGGAGAATAGTGCTCCTCCACAATTTTCTGCTCCACATAGTTGGCAAAGTCAATGTCATTGCCAATCTTGAGGTCCGGCCCCTTGGCCCGGAGGTTTTCCTGGTATTTGCGCTCTGCCATCTCTGGGCAGTAGCACCAGATAAACTCATAGTCAGCGGTCATCTGCTGGGTCCAGCCTCGTTTGATTTCATTGTAGATGGTCTTTTTGCACACGCCCAGAGCCTCAGCGATCTTGGCCTTACTGTCACCCACCTTGAGCATCTTTTCAATGACCAGGCGGTCCCCCCATTGCAGTTGATGAAAGCCCTTGTAATTCATGTGATACCCTCCTCAGAATATAAAAAAGCGGCGGGGTGATGAACACCCCGCCAGAAAAAGGCTTTACTGCCCGTATCGGGTCAGCAGTTCGGTTGTTTCTCCGTCAGGGAGAATGTCAGCCAGTTTGCAGTTGAGAGCCAGGCACAGCTTGAGCAGCGTGGCCAGCTTGGCACCACTCAGGTCTTTTGCACCCTGCTCATAATACTGGAGCATCCGGCCATTGATGCCAGCGGCAGCGGCAAGCTGGGACTGTGACATCTGCGCCTCCAGGCGCTTGGTTTGCAGTTTGGAATTGGTCATAGAGCAGCACCTCCGTTTAATGTACTCTGATTATACACCAAAAGGTGTATGAAGTCAAGAACAAAAAAGCGGCCCACGAAAAGTGAGCCGCTGTGTCAGTCTTTGCAGTTTTTGAGCCTTTCGGCCAGCTCTGCCAGCACCGCAACATCACGGTCCGCCAGGCCGGTGACATCCACCGTGGTGAGCCGTTCCAGCCCCAGCAGGTAGTCCGTGGACACGCCAAACACCTTGGCCAGGTCCACCAGGCACGCCGGTGATGGCATAGAGAGCCCCTGCTCCCAAGAGTTTACGCCGTTTCTGGTGATGCCCAGCCGCCGGGAAAGTTCCGCTTGGCTCCAGCCTCTTGCCTCACGCAGGGCTTTGATTTTCTCAGCGATCAACTGCACCGCCTCCTCTCACAAATAATTATAGTTTGCACATTTGGTATGTCATTATCAATAAAGGCTCCAATACTTGACACGCAGACAGGGTGCAAACTATAATAGAGAAAAAGTCAAGAATAAACTTGTAAAGGGGCGGCAGGCATGAAAAAGTTTTTGCAAAAGGTGTGGCGGGTCATACGGCTCATCTTTGGCGTTGAGCTTGCGCTGGCAGCGCTTGGAGGCGTGATTGTATCTATTCAGTCACCAGAGGTCGGAAATATTGTGCTCACAATAGTGTGTGCCGGTGTGGCATATCTGCTGTTGCGGAGGAAAAAGCCCAAAGCGGCGCAGATCAGTGGCACACCTGTACCCGGTGTTTCTGTGCGGGCAGAAGTGACCCCTCCAGATGTGCCGGAGGAAGTTCTCCGGGATATGCGGAAACACTACTCTCTCATGCAAGCACAGAACGATGCCCGCATCTTGCAGGAGAGTTTTCAACTCTGCCAGCAGACCTATAATTTTGAAACATTCTTTAGCCGTTTGCAGTTGGTGCAGAGGTGCGCCCTCACGCTCTTACAGGCAAAGCAGGCTGGATGCAAAATCAGCAGGCAGACGGTCAAGGCATGTGAAAGTGCACTCTCTGCGGCCTCTGCCCTGAGGCTGGATTTTCTGGACCGCATTTACACAAAGCAGGTAACAGCCGCCATGCAGTTGAAAACACCGGCAGGCCGGAGGCGGAGGCTGGAGGCATTGCTCAACGAATTGCAGGAGCATGATATTGATTTTATGCCCATAGAGGACACCTACAATGAATACCTGCAAAGAGTGCAAGAGCTCATGGATGAATAGCAAAAAAGCCGGAGAGGTGTGACCCTCTCCGGCTTTTCTTACACATTGAAAACTTGTCTTAGCTGGAGTTCCAGCTTTCGCTCAATCGCAGCAGGGGCAAGGCTTTCAAGGTCCTGCTCAGACAATGTGAGGAAATAATGTCCAGGCACCCAGCCGCCTTTGGTTGTGCGGTGGCCGTATTCAACATAGCTGGCATATTCCACAGGGTTGATGACCTCAACAGTGTAGGCATTGCCAGACTTTTTGACTGGCAGGGCGGCGGCGTAGGAGGCCACCTTGCTCATCCCATTGCCGCTGCCACTTTCAGCCTCACCTTGAGATTTTGCTGTCCAGCCCCGGCGTAAAGTTCCGCCCACTTTTCCCTTGACCGTGTGCGCTTGGTGGGTCTTGCCCATTGCACAGGTGTATGTTTCACCATCGTAGCGGCCCACGGGGGTGCGCCTTATCACAAGTTGCAGGAGTTTCCGGGCCAGCTCTTTGGACATGTCCTTGCAAAACTTGTCCATGTCAATGCCTTGCAGATGGGCGATGTTCTCACGGAGCTGCTGGAGCTGCTTATAGTCGCAGTTACCCCACTTTGCCATAGCGTTCTCCTTATTCAGTGGTTTCCTGTTCTGCGGCAGGCTCCTCCGGCGGCGTGCCGGAGGTCTTGCTCAAAATCAGGTTTTTCAATTTCACAAACACATCTTTGGCATAGAGCACATAGGCCGTGAGCAGCGCCAGGTTGGAGGCGGTCATCAAGTTCACGGTCTGCTCATCCACCTCAATGGCGATGATGTCCGGGTTGAGGTATCCTGCCATGTAAAAGGCGATGAAACAGGCCGCCACGATGATGCCCTTGATGATGCCGTTGCGGAGTTTCACCTTGTCGAAACTGCCGTCAAAGAGGGCGTTGAGGCTGCCCAGCACGATGTTGACGGCCACCAGGAGCACCAGGCCAACGGCCAGATGGATGATGGAAGTAGTCATAGATTTCCTCCTTTACCCCACCAGCGTGAGGTCCTTGATGTTGACAGCAGCCGTGACCACGCCATTGAGGCCGATGACCACACGGGAGCCGTCAATCTGAATGACGGTGTAGGTTGTGGTGTAGACATAGGAGGCCAGGCCACCGCCGTTGTAGGTCTTGGCCCCCTTAGCCACCTTGACCTTGGAGCCCTTGACGATGGCCGGGGCCATCACCTTGACATCAGCGGCATCCACCCATCCGTAAACGGTGGAGGAGCTGCCGGTGGTCTTGATGAGGTGGTAGGGGTGCTTGCCAGACTTGGCCACGGCAGTGACCTTGGCCTCACCGGGCTTGCAACTCTTGCCGTTGACGGCCATGGAGCTGATATAGTGCTTGGTGCCCGTAAAGGTCACCACGGAGCCCACAGCAAGCCCAGGAGTGGGCTTTTCATCCTTGCCGGGCGTGGATGCCTCCCCGCCGCCGGAGGGCGCAGAGGTGGCCTTGGAGGCGTACTTGGGCACGCCAAAGCCCCGGATGTAGCGGCCATTGACGGCCAGCTTGCGGTAGCCAACGGCATCACTCATGTTGCCCTCAATGACCTTAATGGTCTTGCCATCGCAGGACACCACAATGCCAACATGGTCCGCAGAGCCGGTGTTGTCCGTGGTGGCGTAGTTGCTGCCGTCCTGCCAGTCATAGAAAATGTAGTCACCAGGGCTGGGCACATAAGCATCATTCTCCACCCAGGAGCCCAGCTTTTTGAAAAGGTCAATGTGGCGCTCACATCCGCACTCCGTGGGGATGATGTCCGTGAGGCCGCAGGCGATGGCCACAGCGGATGCAAAGGTGGAGCACCAGGCATCCGTGTATTTCACCGCATAGCCCCTGGCCAGGGGCTTGTGGGAGTTGTAGAGGTCAATGATTTTGCGGTGGGAGCCGTTGGCCTCTTTGCAGCCCAGATAGCTCACCGCAGTGTCCACAACTTTCTGCCGGAGTTCTTTTTCAGTCATTGAGCATGTCCTCCTTTACTCAATCTTTCAGCACGATCTCAGTGGCCCGGAGGGCCGCATCAGCACCGTACTTGTCCGCAAACTTGTTGAGAAAACGCTGGGCGTATTTCGCCCGGTTTTCATTCTTGCTTTTCCAGTAGTAAAAGCCGCCCCAGGCACCATCTGTCACAAAAGAGGTGCCGGTGAGCGCCGCAATGGCTGTGACATCATGGTCCGTGAGCGTCCCCACTATCGTGGTGATGCAGAGGAGGACGGAAATGCAGATGTGCAGCACCAGCATTTTCTTTGAAAACTCCATGCGCCCTCCTCTCCAGCTCAGGCCTGAGAGGCGGGGCGCTTATCGTCCCGGACCTCAAGCTCATGGATGGTATTGACCAGCGCCGTCACGGTGCCATTGCCGCCCAAAGCGTGGTATTCCTTATACATGGCGTTGACATTCTCAAGGCCGTGCAGAGTTATCCAGCCACGCTCCTCATAGTGATAATAGGATTGCACGATGCGGTCACGGAGGAGGGCCTGGACCCCCAGCTCTACCGCCTTTTGCCGTGCGTCCGCCTGCTTGTATTTCTTGTAGAGGTAGCCAACGGCGGGGACGGCTACCACGGTGATGATGGTGGAGATGATAGACCAGTAGCTCCTCAGCGTTTCCAGCATCCTTTTTGTCCTCCTGTTGTTCAAAAATAAGAGGGGCACACCGCACGGGTGTGCCCCTCCTGCTGGGCTGGGGCTTTAGACCTCAACCTCCAGGTCTGCCAGGATTTCCTCCACCTGCTTACGCAGCAGAGCGGGCACCTGGTCAATGGTCTTGCGGCCCTTGATGATGAGGGTAGCGTACACAACAGCCATGTCTTGCACCTCCTTTCTCAACAGAAATAAAGCAAGCCGCAGGCGGAGCTCACGCATCGGTGCTCTCCTCCAGCAGCTTGGCAACAGCGTCACGCAGGTTGGCGGGGACATCATCCAGGGTCTTAAGGCCCTTGCGGATGAGGGCGGCATATACCTTAGCCATTCTCTCCACCTCCTGCCAGCATCTCATAGACCTCCGTGAGGGCCACCTGGGTGTTGGTCAGGTCCTCCTCCGTTGCCTGGAGCCGGGTCTTGAGCTCTTTGTTTTCCTTGGTCAGCTCCTCCAGGGAGCGCTTGCGCTCATGCTTTGCCTTGAGGCTTGCGTTGTCATAGTAAACAGCCATTATTCAAAAGCACCTCCGATGTTAGAAATATAGCCGCCGGTGTCGCTGGCTCCACGCTCAACAGAGAGCTTGAAGTTGAACGCAAAGCCGTTGGCGGCGGTCTTATTGGTAAACACATGGTTTGCGCCATTCTTGACATCCGCCGTGGCATCCTCCCAGACGGGGGTGGTGTCCTTGGCGTTGTTGGTGACCAGCACCTCCATGACCGCATCCGCAGGCAGGGTGCCAACGATGTTCATAACCATCACAGAAATGGCATCATCTGCCGCCAGCGGCGCTGCCAGCGTGACAGTGGCCTTGGTCACCTTTTTGGAAAAAGTCACCGTGTATGCGGCGCTGTCTGCCTTGCCGTCATTGGCCACCACCTTGAGGGTGTGGGAGCCGTTGAGGATTTTCTGCCAGTTGGCAGCAGTGACAGCCTGGAATGTGTTGACCCGGCCCAGGGTTGCGGTGTAGGTGCGCTTGAGCACATTGTCCAGGTACTCCTTGACCGTCACGGTGTCCCCGTCCACATCGTTGACCGTGTACTGGAAGTTAAAGCCCGCCGTCTTTGTGCCCAGGTTGGAGCCGTTGGCCGTGGAGCTGGTGATGGTGGGCGCAGTGTTGACGGACACAGTGCCGTCATCGCTCACAGAGAGGGTGGAGGGGAGAGTGAAAGCGGGGCGGGACCCGTAGGTGTAGGTGCAGAGGCTGTTGCTGACATTGCCATTGGTGTTCAAGCAAACGGCGTTGCTGGTGAAGTCCGTGCCCGGGGAGCGGG